GCCTTAGTACAGAATCTATAAGAAACCTTTTTGAAAATATTAAAGCACAACACAATGATATTAATCTCTACAAAGAGCAGAACTACATCCTCTTAGGGAAAAAAGATAATGATTATATTCATGAAATATTCATTAACTTATATGACAGAGAAAAAGATATTTTAATGAACCACTTTTCAAATAATAATAATTTTATGGAAAATAAATCAGTCGCTATAGAATTATTAAAAATAGAGATCCGTGATAAATTTACTAATAATACACAAGAAGAAGTAGATAATATAATATCTTTTTTTGATACAGTACCTCCTCAAAATTGGGTAAAAGAAATATCTAAAATTAAAAATCCTGTATTTAGTGATTTATTATATTCCGCCCTTCAGAATTTTTTTACATTCGAATTCTTGAATAAAATATATAGTACTAAGATTCCTAAGATACAATCTCAAAGTATTAAATTGCTAACTATGCCACCAACTGTAAGGGCATATGGTGGTAAGCGAACAAGAAGGCAACTACATAATAGGGCACATACGCGTAAGCAACGTAAGCAGTCTAAACGCTCTTAGGCTGCTGCTTGTGCCTTATTAGCTTCCCTTCCGTGATGAGACGACTACTAATACTCATTGTCTCCAACTCCTGGAAGAGCAACTTGCTCGCATAAGGAATTTGTACTGCGCTAAAGTTTGTTGTATTTCCACAACCGCGACACAACCAAAGACCCTCTGTAGGATTTGCCACCGCAAGTAGGCCACACTCACGACATGAGAAGCAGCGGAATGCATCAGAACATTCATTCAACCGCTCCTTCGTGAAGTCTGCAATACCATGCGCAGCCACACAATCACGCTCCATTTCACCAAAACGCAAGCCACCCTCACGCGCCCTGCCCTCTGCCGGCTGGCGTGTGAGCATTACAAGAGGCCCTGAAGCACGACTATGAAGTTTATCTGCTGAACAGTGTCGCAACCTCTGATAGAAACAAGGCCCAATAAAGATACTCGTATCCATCATGCGACCATTGTAGCCATTATAGAGAATCTCATTACCATAAGGATTCATTCCAAGCTGGTCGCGTAGAATCTTAGCAATACCCTCTACTGATACAGCATTGAAAGGAGTGCCATCCCCAAGGCACCCAAGCATACACGCAGCCTTTCCCAATAAGGTTTCCATCAGTTGCGCAATAGTCATGCGACTGGGAATACAATGAGGATTAATAATGATATCTGGCACAATACCATCAGCAGTCTGTGGCATATCCTCAGGGTCTAGAATCATGCCACATGTACCTTTCTGACCATGGCGCGAACTGAACTTATCACCAATCTCTGGTACACGATCAATACGCATCCGAATCTTTACAAATGAGTATCCCTCGCCATTGCGATTGCGGAAGATCTTGTCAACATAGCCTGTCTCATTATTGCGGAGTGTGCGTGATACATCCTTGAAGCGTTTTGAACCAGTAGGCACAATCATCCCTGTAGGGATACGTAGAGGGACAACCTTACCAATTAGAATATCTTCATTATTAACAAATGTATTTTCTGGAACAAATCCATCTGCTGCCACTTTATCATAGTTGCCATGACGCATCTGTTTAGTTCCTGCTGGATCTGGCTTACAGAACCGCTCCTCCTCTCCGCTATTCTGATTCTTCTTCTCTTCATCCTTATATGTTCGATAGAACACTGAACGGAATAGACCTCTCTCAATTGCTCCACGATTAATCATGATAGAATCTTCTTGATTATAGCCTGTATATGTTGAAATTGCTACAATAATATTCTGTCCAGAAGGCATAGACTGAAGTCCATAGAACTTTGATGCAAATGGAGAGACGAATGGAACCTGTGGATAACAGAGTACATGCGACATCGCATCAAATCGCTCTCGATAGTTGAGAGCATAAATGCCCATTGCCTGCTTACCCATAGCGCACTGATACGCATTTCTGGGGGACTGATTGTGATCAGGGAATGGAATATTAGACGCAAGAGTACCTAGAATTGTACTCGGATGTAACTCAGTATGGGTAATTGCCTGATCATGTAGACAATCTTCAGGAAACATACCAAGATATACACCTTCAGTTTCGCCTGGGTCAATATACTCAATAAGATGACGTCCATTGACACTCTCCCAAAGGAGAAGTTCATCCCATGAAATTGTACTATTAATCTTTTGTAGAATTTCAGGTGATTTCACAATCTCGCGGAGAGCTGGCGCATAGTATACAGGGCGTAGGACGCGACCTGGCTCTGTTGTGATCCAAAGTTCACGAAGTACTGCTTTCCAAATAATTCCTGTATGGATATGGATTAAACCAGAGCGCTTCGCCTTTCGCAGTATATCAACAGCCTCTGCTGTATTTTCGGCACTAAATACACCAATCCATACACCATTTACAAATACGCGAGTTCCTGTATGCTTCTCTGAAATAGTACTTGAATGAAGAGGTATAAATGTAGACATGTCTCGAATACGCATACGTACTGTCTCAGGATCGCTGCCAATAGAGACAATTGTTGTTGTCGAAAGATTTTTAACAACGCCGACACTATGGCCCTCTGGCGTTTCACATGGACAGATATATCCCCACTGCGTATTATGGAGTTTACGAGGTGCTACAAGGCGCCCAGTTTTCTCAATGGGAGTTGATACGCGGCGCAAGTGTGAGATTCCTGCTACATAGTTCAGACGATTCAGAACCTGTGCCACACCAATCTTTGTAGGGCCGCCTAACTTTGCTGAACCGAAATTACCAGTTGCCAGAGATGACTTTAGACCAACATCAATAATTGTTGACTTAATAATTTTATAGATATTTGATACGTTTACAATATCCTCGAAGTTTCCACTTGATCGCCAAGCGCCACTGTGAATTTCCTTACCGAGTGTTGCCTTAATATCTTTTACCATTTTACCGGTGTAGTATGTGCGAAATAGATTCGAAAGTAGAAATCCAGGCAAATCTACACGCTTATTCTGATAGGCATCGCGGTCATCAATTGTAAGGCGACGAGAAGTGATCCATAGAACCTTGCGTGTCATATGTGCTAATAAACAGGCTTTCTCGTACATCATATCTGTCCCACCAACATGAGGAAACAGTTCATCTGCGAGAATATCATCAATAACTGCAGGACGATTATTCTTTCCTGACCAAGTATTCATGATTGTAGGACGACTTAGATATGTAAATGCGTCTTCTTGAGTCTGAATATCGATCGCTTCCATCATAGATTCATTTAGAACAGAATTATATGTTGTATCACCATCTGGGCCAAGAATAAGATCCGCAATATCCTTATCTGACTCAATACCAAGAGCACGGAAGAGGATAAATAGAGGGATCTCAGCCTTCAGCCGAGGAATAGTTGCACGGAGTAGATGAAGCTGAGGATTCTTTGGATTATAGATGATTTTAACAGCATTTGACTTTGGCACCTGATCCATAAGAGGACCAATACTCTTAATTTCAACAACTTCAACCTCCTTTGCAGTGTTACGATTATTGCGGAAGACAAATGGGCGATTTTCTGACATTCGTTCCTGACTAATAATTACACGCTCACCGCCCTGAATAATAAAGTATCCGCCAACATCTTCTGCACATTCACCGAGAGCACTCGGATGAAAGTAACTCTGATCGCGAAGTAAACAGTAGTCGCTGCCAACCATCACAGGAACTTTGCCAAGATGTACATTAGGGAAAACACGTTGACGAATTTCTTTTGCTCCACCGCGAGTATTATCAATCATTGTAGTTGTAACTCGTACATCTACAAATAGAGGAGCAGCATATGTAAGGTTACGTAGGCGAGCGTCATTTGGCATCATGGGTTGAACAGACCCATTATTTTCAAAGATAGTTGGTTTACGAATAGTGACATTCTGAAACTCCAGATTTACTTCATATTCATGCTGGATACCAATAGATGTTGTAGCAGGAGAAGCCGCTCCACCAGCCAAACCCATAAGAGCATTTGCTGCAGTAGTAGATAGCCCAGTTGCGGATGCAAGGGCTGAACGCGGTCCAGAAAGAGCAACTTCTGGACTACCTCGGACAATAATTGGAGATGACTGTTTAATAATTAGCGGAACTTGATTTGTTAGAAAGTCATTGAAAGATTCAATCTGGTGGGAAATAATCTGGCGACCGTCTCGTTGTTCAAAGTATACACCAAGAATATGCTTGAATGATGGGAGGCCTGGATGATTTCCTTTAGTAGTATCCATTTCTAATGTATTTCATTTTATAGAATGCATGATTTAATCAATTTTTTAAGAGAGACCCCCGAGTTTTAATTCTTCTAAAATTCTAGATGTCAGAATCGGCTACAATTAAAAATATATCCATAACTGGATTTGCGGCTGAAGATTTTCAAAAAGGAAAAGGAACCCGACGTAGAAGAAATCGTCGCACAGCGGCAGCGACAGCGACAGCGGCAGCGGCAGCCTCTGAATCTATTGAATCTATGGAGCCTAGCAAAATAACATTTGTTCCTTCAGGAAAAGCAAATATTATTCGTAGTGGTGGAGGAGAACCGCCCGCTGCTCCTGTTATTAAGAATAATATTCCTCCACCCCCACCCCCGCCTTTATCCACAGATCAGCAGCAGCCTCAGCAATCAGGTGGCCAAACAACAAACCTTGTTCTAAAGCCACCAAAGCGCAGGGAAACACGCCTTCTCATGAAGGCACCAAAAGGAGAAGGTATACAAACAAGCCAAACTAATTTAACCCGAAAAAATCTAAAAAAAATAACATTAGGTCTACGAGGTCTTACAGTTAAAATACAAAGAGCTTCAAAACTTCATAAGAAGGTTAGTGATATGAAGAAAGAAGATGTTAAAAAAGTCCTAGTTGAGAAGGGCATTCTTAAGGCAGGTAAGAAGGACCCGCCAGAATCACTTATGAGACAGATGTATTCTGATTATCTGATTCTTACAAGTAAAGGTCTGTGAAAATACTGATATAATATAGGGTCTTGCCGATAAATACTATGAATTTAAAAACTACATATAATATTATTGGGTTTTTAGTGATAATACTAGTGCTTTGCCTTCTTGCGTATTATTTTACACCAAAACAACGCAGCAAAGGTCGCAGAATATTATCTCAGAAAGAACTCGTCCCGTCAAACTTTGACCCATCAAAGTATCTTACGAACGAAAAAGAGGTCACATGGATTATTCATATGTATCCACCAAAACATAATGCAGGTGCTGAATGGATGGCACATGCTATGAATTTATATCTTATAAAAGAGGGCTATACTGTTAATATCATACTTCCCAAGTTTGATCTCGATAATTATCAAGGTGTTAATATTTATACATTTAATGACCCAAGATGTGTTGATGTAATTGGTCGTTCTAAAGTCCTTATTAGTCATCTAGACTATTCTGAAAAGGCTGTAAGAACTGCAAAGGTGACTGATAAGCCAGTCATTTTAGTTATGCACAACTGGCTTCAAAAAGACCACCTTCTGAGATATATTAAAATGTATGATAAAGAACGTATTCATCTTATTCATAATAGCCAATGGATTAAGAACTTATATAATTATCTTGGATTTAATTCTACTGTATTGTATCCACCTGTAAGCTATAATGATTATAAGACAGAAACTACTAGAAAATATGTGACCTTAGTGAATTTGAATAAAAATAAGGGTGGCGATGTACTTATTGAAATTGCGAAGGCAATGCCTGATGTAGAATTTATGGGAGTTATAGGAGCATATGATAATCAAATTATCAATACATCTGTTGGAAATATACATTATGTTAAGAGTACTCCGCAGATTAAGAAATTATATGGACAAACTGATATTTTATTAGTACCCTCAGATAAGGAATCTTGGGGACGAGTGGCAGTGGAGGCAATGAGTTCTGGTATTCCTGTTATTGCGAATCCCACAGAGGGCCTCAAAGAATCAATGAGTTATGCTGGAATTTTTGCAAATAGAGATGATATCACTGCATGGGTAAATGCAATCAGAAAACTTAAGACTAATGAAACATACTATAAGAAAATTAGCCAACTATGTGTAAAACGTTCGCATGAACTTGATCCAGAAGCACAGCTGAATGTAATGAAGCGCTGGATTGAGCAGATTCCTAACTAAATACTTCTTAAAGACCCAGCGCGTTTTAATTAATAAGAATGATGACTCCTCCTGCAACATATAATGATTATAAAAAAGTATATCAAAAATATACCGACTTATATAAACAACAAGTCGCTGTTTTCTATCAGGTTGGCAGTTTTTTTGAACTTTATGACGTTGTAAATAAGACAACCGGTGAATCTTGGTGTAATGTAAAAGAAGTTATTGATATTTTAGGTATTCAACTATCAATAAAATCTGAACCAGATGATCCTATAGAACTTCTCTTCGCGGGCTTCCCAGACTATACGTTACATCGTTGGGCAGCAAAACTCACACAGTCTGGATGGACAGTGGTGGTTGTAGAACAGAAGAAAGACGCCAAAGGGCGCGTGGAAACACGTGAAGTATCTCGTGTTCTATCTGCAGGCACACATCATGAATATGCTCCCGCAACAGAAGCGCCCTATGTTGCTTCAATCTGGCTTGAACAACAACCACAGAGTACTCCAAAATATGCTATTGCTGCTCTAGATTTAACAACCGGGTTTTCAACATCATATGAAGGAGAGACTAGAGGTAAACACAGTGTCTGGTCAGCAGATGAAGGTATCCATTTTTTCCAGATTTACAATCCGCGCGAAGTAATTTTCCACTGGAGAGGTGATTCATTTTCACTCCCTTCTGAAGGGACAATTCGCCGCGTATTTGGCATACAAAAACAGCCAATTCATTTTCGCCATGCCATTCCAGCGGAGCAAGGCCATCTTGAAGTATCACTCACTCGTGAAGAATTTCTCGGAAAACATTATCAAATTCAATCACTACTACCTGTAAGGGAATACCTACAAATTCGTCAGAAAGAGTTAACAGAGCGTTCTCTCTGTTGTCTTTTCCGCTTTATTGAAGATCATTTTTCACTCACCTCTAAGGTTCAGCAACATATCCCATGGAATCCAAATACAACACTCCTATGCGGTAATAATGCTCTTGCACAACTTAATTTTGTATCAGATAATTTGAATGAGTCTATTCTTGGAATATTCAATAAGTGTATCACTCTAATGGGTAAACGAGCAATTCGCCGACGCCTATTATCACCCCTTACAAAGAAAGCAGATATTGAACAACGCCTTCAGAGAGTTGATAGCATGTTTCATATAGAGCAGGCCCCAATTGAACAGACACTTCAACTAATGTTTGACCTTCCGCGACTTCATAGAAAGATTATGAACTTTACAGTGTCTGGTGGAGATGTTCTTAGCCTATATCAAACTTATAAACAAATTCAGGTGCTTACTTCAAAAGTTGATACAGAACTTTTTGGTTCAGTTTTACCCAAAAAGGCAGATATAGAGAATGTATTGAATAGTTGGGAAGTAATTTTTTCAGTTTCAAAAGCTGAAAAGGCAAGTGAAAATATCTCATTTATTCGCGCAGGAGTAAATGATGATATTGACAGATGTGAGCAACAAATTCAGAGTCTCTATTTAGAAGTACATAAATGGATTGAAGTATTTGAATATACTGAATTGCGGATTGAAGAGAAAGACCGCACACCAATTACTATTCGTGGACCAAAACAAGTCATCCAAAACCTTTCAAAGAAACCAGTGCCATCTGGGGATAATTATAAAGGGACAGAATTTAAGCAAACAAAAACTGTAGGGCATTCTATCGAATCTCCTTGGTTAGAAAGAGTAAATGAAAAGATTCTTGGGCTTCGTTCTAAATTAGCATCTTTAGTTGAACAAGTTCTTCCACAAATATGTATCGAATTTTATAATGCTACAGGAGGAGTCTGGAGTACTTTAGAAACCTTTGTGGAAGAAGTGGACTGCTCTCTCTGTTTTGCAAAAGTGGCAGAGGCCAGAGGATTTTATAAACCTGAGATTCTAGATAATACACAGGGGTCTTCTATCAGTGTTGAAAATCTTCGTCATCCACTTATTGAAGGTATTGCTAGTAGAACAAAGTATGTAACACATGATGTTACACTAGATGATGCGAGTTATGGATGGCTTTTATATGGGATGAACGCGAGCGGAAAATCCTCACTTATGAAGGCGATTGGTATAGCAGTCCTTCTAGCACAATGTGGCTCGTATGTTCCTGCGAAGAATATGCGACTGGCTCCTTTTGAAAGGCTGCTTACACGGATTTTGAATGTAGATAATCTATGGGCAGGCCTCTCTTCTTTTGCGGTTGAAGTTTCTGAACTCCGAGATATTTTTCTGCGAGCAGATGTACACACTCTTGTTCTAGGAGATGAACTCTGTTCAGGAACAGAATCTGTATCTGCTACTGCGCTAGTAGCAGCAGGAATTTCACATCTTATCAAACGCCAAAGTAGATTTGTATTTGCTACACACTATCACGATCTTTTCAAACTTCCTGAAATCAGAGGGTTTGAAGGAAATGGTTTGAGTATTTGGCATCTTAAGGTAAGATATGATCCTCAAGAAGATATTCTTGTATATGAACGAACACTAAGTCCTGGTCCAGGTTCAACTATTTATGGTATTGAAGTTGCAAAGGCACTTGGTATGCCTTTAGATGTACTTGATTCTGCGATTAAATTTCGTAAAGCCTTACAGGGTGAGGATGAAAAGAGTAGTCATAGTGGTAGCCCTTGGAATAAAAATATCACTGTAAGGGTCTGTGAGATATGTGGATCTAAAATTACAAGGGATCTAGAGGTTCATCATATTCGCCCACGTTGTGAGGCAGATGGTGGTAAACATTTTGAGGATGGTCTTGGGAGAGATGACAGTCGAAATTTAGCAGTTGTTTGTGCGACATGCCATGATGCGCATCACGCAGGTTCTATTAATATATCTCCTATTGAGGATACTTCAAAAGGTCCACGTAGAACACCAACTTCTCCAAGTGTGCCAAAAAAGATAAAGGAAGAGAAATGGTCGCCTGAACAATTACAAATTATTCAGAAGACAGTTAGTGAATTCTCTTCATTACCACCTAAGATGTTGCGATTTAAGTTATTACAAGAGTATGATATTATTATAAGTGAAGCATCAATTCGTAAATTTAAACCTATATTAGGGTCGGACACGATTTAGAGCCTCCTGCTGAGCAGGAGTTCTTGAAGAGGGCTGCTGCTGCTGCTGCTGCTGCGACTGCTGCTGCTGCTGTGGCGGCTGCTGTGATGGTGCCCCACCTGAAGAGAAAGTCGCATTAATTACATCAGCCTTATCAGGGTGAAGAGTGATAAAAAGATCCTTTAGAGAGTTCAGAGTAGTTGTTAAAGTATCTACGCGAGTAGTTAGATTACGAAAATCTACACGCAGCTGATTGCCACCATTGTAACCAAAACCATTAATTACAGATGTCATAGTTTCTATACCGGGGAAATAGAGATAGATACATAGATTTACGCACGCATTGAACTCTCAAAATTTGAAAGTATTTATGGCCATATAGGAAGGTAGAAATAGTAGAATGATTATTCCAATCCGTTGTATGAACTGTGGAAATATTATTGGAGATAAATGGCGTTATTATCAGCGTCGTCTACGTGAATTGAAAGGTGGTAGTGAAGCAGCGGCAAAACCATATTTTATGGATACTACAACAATTCCGGATACACCTGAGAGGAAAGTTCTTGATGAACTTAATCTAAAGCGCTACTGTTGTAGAAAGCACTTTCTAACTCAGCGAGACCTCATTGAGAAGTTGTAATCTCGGATAACAATAGGGATAGATAATAGAATGAAGTTTTTTTTACCATCGTTGATAGCACTTATAATTGCGGCTGTCATAGTTTTTGCAGTGTTACCCCGGCTAGCAGCACCTGTACTTGTCGCAATATCACTAGGTATTCTTGGATTTGCGCTTTATCAACATGTCACATTATTCCGTACGGAGTACGCCTTAAGTACATGGCAGGAACAACTTAAGTTTTATGCGCCTTTTGTGATGATTGCTGGTCTTTTATTGGCTGTTCTTACATACTTTGGTGTATTAGCATCAGGTACCCCAACTGCTCTGGCGGCCCCTACATTTCCTTCACCTTCACCACTCCCCCCAGCATCAACTGCAACAAACCCTGTAACTGCTGCGCTTAATACAGGTATTCGTTCAGCAACTAACTTTATTTCCCCTACAAATCAAGGCCAGACTAATAACTTCTCGTTTGGTTTAAGAAATAGGTCGCCAAACCGCTCTTTCTTCTCCCCAGTATAAAACAGAGATGGCCGGATCTAAAACTAGACGCCAGAGAAAGGTGTTGTCAATTCCCCAACTAAGAAAGTCGTTTCATGCTATTGAATCATTTCTCTCTGCGAAGTTACGAAATGGTTCTGCGAAAACAGAGGATGTTCTTAAATCATTTCGTAAAGAGTGGCAGCGTCATTTCCGTAAGAATTTAAATGTAAATGCGGCTCGCTCTTATATCGCGCATATGCGTGAAAAACTGGTAAAACAGAGAGGTGGTAGCAGCACCAGCAATCAACTTGTAGGGGCTCCTCTCGATATGACAACACGTCCAGGCGTGTACGGTCCTTATGGCAATTTCCTTGATTATGTGAATAAGGGTTTCCAAGTTCCTGAACCCGGCATACAACAGGAATGCGGTGTCAAAGATTTCACACCTAGTATTTCTCCTAATATCAGTCAACGGGCTGGTGCGCGTAAGACCCGACGCAGGCAGCGTGGTGGAGTAAATCCCCTAACAGGTGCGCCTTTTGCAGCAGAGTTCCGGCCATTTATTGCCCAGAACCCCATAACAACTCAAGCATCTATTCAGAATAATTTTAAGGCTCTACCTGCTCCTCCATCTGGTGACCCAGCAGACCCAGCTTTTTCATACAAGATGCCACCTTATATAGGCAAGATACCTGGGGCTGATATTGCTGGACTTGACCGAGATTTGTTAAAAGATGTTTCTGTACCATATTAGAAAGAAAGATGGCACTGAACCCTAAGGTACGAGCCTGGAATCAGCACGTAATGCAGACATATCGCGAGATGAAGAAGCGCTCTCCCAGCACTCGTCTAGGTGATGCGATGAAGGCTGCCAAGAAGACATGGAATAAGGGCGGTGCGTCGCCTGCTACCCGAAAGAATCGCAAGGGCAGCCGCAAGAACCGTTCGACACGCAAGAACTAAATAATAGATAAAACAATTATTAAGAATACTGTATTCTGCGTATACAGTATTCTTGATTTTACCTAGCAAAAATAGGTGTTCTCATGTCAACAGAAGAAAATAAAATTCCTGTAGGGGATGACGCCAGACAATTATCAATTTATCTATTGGATACATACTTCAAAACCCAAGAATATCCATTTACAAAGCACCATATTAATTCATATGATCAGTTTCTCGGAAAAGACTTACCTGCAATGATACAGGCAAAGAATCCTATACTTGTTCTTAAGGATAAAATACCAAATTCAGATGACTATAAATATAAAGTCGAGATTTTTGTGGGGGGATATGACGGTACAAAGATTGAGATTGGTTCGCCCACAGTTGCCTTACAAAATACAGAAGAAGTTCGACTTCTATTTCCAAATGAGGCACGTCTACGTAACTTATCATACTCGAGCCTTATTCTTGCAGATATCATTTGCAAAGTAACAATTACAACAATAGACCCAAAGCAGCCTGCTCTTCCAGATATTCAAGTCCACGAAAGAACATTTTTAAAGTTTCCCCTTTTTCGTATCCCTATTATGCTTCATAGTAGTTACTGTAATCTTCATAACAAACCGGCTGAGTTCTTAGAGGAGGCCGGTGAAGATCCACAGGATCATGGTGGATATTTTATTGTAGATGGTTCTGAAAAGGTCCTTGTTACAAAACAAGAACAGGCTTTCAATACTCTTTATATTAATAAACAAGATAGAGATCCGAAAATTTCACATTTTGCGTCAATTAGTTGTTTATCGACCACAACACGAGATGTGAAGCGTATATCTTTTTATTATACGAGGAATTTTTCTCTTAAAAACGGGAGTACACAGGATACAACCCTACAAGTGGGTTTGCCATTTGTGAGAAAGGCTGTTCCTATTTTTGTTCTCTTTAGAGCACTTGGTATTCAGACAGATGAAGAGATTGTTCGTCTTATTTTACCGAATCCAAACTCTCCTGAAACAAAACTTCTCGAACAGTATATTGTAGGAAGTATTAATGAAGGCTATCCCTTTTTGGATTCTTATAGTGCAGTTCAGTACATAAAATCATTGACAAAGGGTTTCAGTGAAGCACATGTTCTGGATGTACTTATTAATCAGTTTTTTATTCATATTGATAGTAGCCAACAAGCCGCGCGTATTACATTTTTAGCAGACTGTGCTCGCAGAATTCTACGAGTTGTTGCTGGAATTGATACAAAAACTGATAAGGATGATATTCGTAATCAGAGATGTCTTGTAAGTGGCTTCTCTACACAGATGCTCTTTTCTGGTATCTATAATCAATGGACAAAGGCTGTAGCACTAGCAATTGATAAACAGTATAACTATAATGAAAAACTCTATTCAGGCCTGAATTTCCTGAATATCTTTTCACCAGGAAATACGAATATTATTTTACAACCTATTATGATTACTCAAGGAATCATGCGCGCCTTTAAGGGAAAATGGGGGTCAGGTATGGGAGAAGATAAAGCGGGTCTTATTCAGCAATTATCACGATTATCTTATTTGGATTTTATGAGCCACTGTCGCCGAGTTGTATTAGATTTTGATACTGGCATGAAACTCACTGGTCCTCGCCATCTACATCCAAGCCAGTTTGGATATTTTTGTACAAGTGAAGTGCCAAGTGGTGCTTCTATTGGTATCACAAAGAATTTATCTATGTTGACCGCAATTAGTACTGCATCAGATCCATCTGCAATTGCGAAGTTTGTATTCTCTAAACACTGGGTTATCCCTTGCAGTGAGGCTGTTGTTGAACAGCGATCAGCATATATACCATTTTTTCTAAATGGTGGTCTCATTGGCTATACAAGCGAGCCTATAAAACTGGCAAAGGTATTGCGACTAATGAAGCGAACTGCCTGTATTTCTCCATTAGCATCTGTAGGGTTTAGTATTAGCGATCGCCGTGTTTCTGTATATATAGATGAAGGTCGCCCCTTGCGCCCACTAATTTTTCTTTCTAAATCTGGTGTGTATCCTCTTGAAAAAATAAAGACATTGAAGACATGGCGCGAACTTGTTTGTGGAACATTAATTCAGGATGTAAATATATCTTCTACAAATTTCGTGGATCCACTTGATAAGAAGGATATGGACGCATATATTGAGGCATTAGAACCGAAGGTAGGGGCAATTGAATATATTGATCCTTATGAGCAGAATGAATCATATATCGCAACATTTCCCGATTATATTAATCCTGAAACTACACATGTAGAAATTCATCCATCTACTATATTATCAGTCCTAACAGGGATAATCCCATTTCCAAATCATAATCAGTCACCGCGTAATCAACTTGGTGATAGTCAGTCTAAACAGGCTCTAAGTTTATATGCAACAAACTTTGATAATCGGTTTGATAATCAGACACATGTTCTCTGCTATGGCGAAGCACCTCTTGTAAGGACTATATATTATGATTATATTGGAAACGGTAAGATGTCTTATGGTACAAATTGTATTCTTGCTATTGCAGCCTTTACTGGTTATAATCAAGAAGACGGTATTGTTATGAACTTAGATTCTATTCAGCGTGGCCTATTTCGTTCAATGTCTCTTCGTTCATATGAAGCATTTGAAGAGGATGATCCTATATCAAAGGCGAAAACGCGAATTGGCAATCCTGGAAAGATTGCATCTTGGACAGATATTAAACCAGGCGTTGATTATAGCAAACTTGATGATAATGGTATTGTGAAAATTGGGGAGTATGTAGATGAACATACAGTTATTTGTGGTAGATATATTCAACTTCCTTCTGGGCAAATCCGAGATGCGTCTGTTACAGCTCAAGTATGGACACGTGGTAGAGTTGAGAAGATAGCAGTACTAGTCTCGCCTACAGGGCTTCGTTTAGTGAAGATTCGTGTGGTTCAGGATAGAACTCCTGAACTAGGCGATAAATTCTGTTTAACACCTGATCATGATGTATTAACAAAGGCAAAAGGATGGATTCCAATATCAGATGTGACAGTAAATGATGAAGTTGCACAACTTAATAGAGATACTACTAAAATGGAATATGTAAAACCAAAAGAAATATTTATATTTGATCATATTGGTGATATGTATAATGTAGAGACGCAAGGTATTAGCTTGAAGACAACTCTAAATCACAGAATGTGGGTTCAAAAACGTGATGAATTAAAGTATTCATTGGTAGAGGCCAAGGATATAATAGGAAAACGAATTCGTTATCAATCGTCCGCACCGACAGTAATGGAAGAAAATGATATTATAATTAATAATTATACATTCTCTAAGGGAACACAGGCAAATGCTTGGCTACTATTCTTTGGTATTTGGATAGCAGAAGGATGGACATATATTAAGGAACTAGATCATATAATGCGAGTTGAATTTTCTGCAAATAAAGAAAGAGTTCTATCTTCACTGAAAGAATCATGTGATATACTAGGGTGGAATTATTCATATAATGAAAAATCAGCCAAATTTTATGTAAATGAGAAAAATATTGCACAGTATTTGGATATATTAAGTATAGGTGCTATTAATAAACGATTACCAAAATGGACATTTGACCTATCAGCTGAACAAAGTAAATATCTAATAAATAGTTTATGTCTTGGAGACGGCCATGAAACAACTACATCACTCCATTATTCAACATCATCTATTGGATTACGCGATGATATCCAACAACTTTGTCAACATGCTGGTTGGACATCTTATTTTGCAAAAAAATGTGAAAAGGGTTGGGTAAGTAAAACGCCAAATAATAATGGAGTTCTTTTTAAAGCAAATAGTGATAATTGGGATATAGGTATTAGAAGAACACGATTAAATCCTACTGTAAATCATGGTCATGCTCGTACACAAGGTGGTCAAAAAGAAGAGATTGTACCTTATAATGGTAAAGTATATTGTTTGAGTGTACCATCAGAAGTATTTCTTGTAAGACGAAACGCAAGAATTGTATTTACTGGCAATAGTAACAGACATGGTCAGAAGGGAACAATTGGTATGTTAGTTCGTTCGCATGATATGCCTCGCACTGCTACAGGTATGACCCCTGATTTCATTATGAACCCTCATGCTATTCCCAGTAGAATGACGATTGGGCAACTTCTAGAAAATTTAATGGGTAAGGGGGCGGCATCAACTGGAGCAATAGGAAATGGTACTCCTTTTATGAATCAAGGTTCACCACATGAGGATATTGGTGCAACTTTAGAAAAACTCGGATTTGAGAAGTATGGAAATGAAATTTTATATAATGGAATGACAGGTGAACAGGTTCCAAGTGCTATTTTTATTGCGCCTGTATTTGGTATGCGACTGAAGCATATGACAGAAGATAAATGGAACGCGCGCGGTGAAGGTAGGAGGGAACAACGTACACATCAACCAACTGGTGGGAGAGGTAATCAGGGTGGCCTACGTATTGGTGAGATGGATCGCGATGCTATTGTTGCGCATGGTATCACATCCTTTACACGAGAATCATATATGAAGCGTTCAGATGGTACATCGTTTGTTGTCTGTGAGGGATGTGGTACAATTCCAATTTATAATGAGCGACAAAGTCTATATATTTGCCCACTCTGTGATGGACCTGTTCAGTTTGCTGGAGAAGGAACAAATAATTTGGAACTTATACCTCCAATTAAGAGAGCAAAGGCGTTATTTAGTCGTATTGAAGTGCCATATGCGATGGTTCTATTAGGACAAGAGATGGAATCATATATGAATATTTCAATGCGTTATCTAACAGAAAAAGGGGTAAGGCATTTGAAGAAAATTTATGATGTTTCTGCTACAGATGTTGATTTGACCTTAGTAAATACACCATTACCAGTAAGACGATTGCCTGCTTTAGCGACTCCATCTGGTACAGAGCAAACAGAGCCATCCTTTGTAGAAAGTGTTACTGCTGCAATAACTGGAACGAATCCAGAAGGACCAGGGCCAGAACTAGCACTTGAATCGTCTCCTTTATCACCTCTTGAGGATGTAAGTGCATTGCCAACAATTCCAAATAATCTGAATGATA